CGGACCTCAAAAGGGATGTCAGGCTCATATGAGCCAAACTCCCAGTGTTCTGCGCACGGCAATCGGAAAGTCGGGCCACTCTCGGTAAAAAACCGAAGCAGCATCGACCAACCATCCAATCCGTGGAATACTACAGGGGACGTCACCGTCAATACTCGATGCTCCACCCTTTGGTGGTTTACATTGAAACGACGGGGTATCGTCCTTGTTTTGAACGGTATATAAGGAAGACTAGGACAGGTTAAACCCATGTCTGTCGTCGCTATTGGCCAATACAGATCGGCCAGTAGTCCTGCGATGAACTCGTAGGTACCAGTATACCCCCTTTGGTAGAAGGAGTTGGCATAGGCCACCCAACTACTAAAGGCGTCCGGCGAGGGTGTTGATGACCAGACTGTCCGCAAGCGGACAGGAGTGACGTTGATGCCATTGAAGGCGTCGGTGCCACACGACTCTCTAAAGAGTCCACTGATACAGCTCTTGTCACGGTTGATCTTCAACCCAAATGACTCGAGCAATTCCATAGCGAGAGCGGCATAAGCCGTTGGGACTATGACATCATCACCATACACTAAGATACTCTCACGAGTATCAGCGTCCGGTGCTCCGGCGGTAAGGATAGCCCAGATTGTCAACGCCATGATAGGGAAGCATAAAGAACTTCCCATAGGCGCGAACTTTCTAAGCGGCAAAACCTCACCGTTTGGGAGGACCGTAGCGGAGCTCCTACTGCAATCCAAGGCACGTATTACGTGTTCAGGGAAGAGTAGGTGAACTAGCGGCAACGAAACGCGGTCACTGGCATCTTTCAGATCCAGTGTCGCGTATGAACCCTTACGGGACCCAAGTAGGGCCCCGCGTTGGTTCGGTTGCTGGTCAGTGAAGAACACATTGAACCTAGTTAGGTCGTGTGTCTCCACCAGCGGAACGATGGCCTTCCTCAAACCTTGCTGCACCCATTGAAAATCAACAGGTTCGCAAGAAATGAGACGAGGCCCGCGCGAATCTTTTGGGACAAGGACAACCTTGGCCGGAAGATCCGCCTCACCTAGCTGACCGAAGTCAGTGAAGGTATCACAGACGTGTCCCATAGACGCGCAGAAATACGCATCGAAGGGGTAAACGTCAGTTAGTCGCCTAGAGACATTCGTCCAACAATACTTCTCCCAAGCCTGCTGCTTTGTAGCAACAGAACCCGGGCCGTGTTGCGGATAGATGTCCATGGGATCAAAGTGCTGGAAAAGCTCGTTTAAAAGCTTGATAGCACCGCGAGCAACTGAAACAGGATGAGAAGCGGGATAGCCCGCCCTCGAACCTACTGTTGCTTTCATCTCGGCTTGCAACAATGCAAGGTCGAGACTTACTCGTTCAAGGTCAATCTCGGTTTCTTTAAACCGAGTGATGACCTGCAGTTCCTGATCCGGTGTGTACGGCTCCTCGTACTTGTAAAACAAGTAGCAGAGCTGACGTATCACTTTAACGCTTTCAGCGCACGGATCCTGGAGGAGCGTCCCATCTTTTTGGAGCACTCTGTTGAAGAACTCACCGAGAAACCTCGGCAGTTCGCTTCCGGGCTGAGATTCAAACCTCAGTTTAGAAGCAGTCAATGGTAGTGCTCTTGACAGGGCCTTATCGAAGGCTTTGCCAAGAGACGGTAAGGTTTTCGTAAGAAAACCGATTCCTTCAGAAGAAAGTCTCTGTTCCACCTTTGATAAAGTGTTGCAGAAACTTCTGTGGTTGAACACAGCTCCATGTCGTATCTCTACGTCATGTAGAAGTGTGGCGATGAGTTTAGACTTATCGAGGCTCCGGTGAGGTGCCATTATTGGATACCTTTCCCCGAGTATGCACACGCCTAACATGATCCACTACAAACCTAACACTCCTATGGATATTACTACCCATACCCAATTGCTAGCCAGTATACGGAACGGTCGCCGACCTCGCTTTCGCAAGGTGGTTTCCGTCTACGTACCTGTTTCGCGTTTTGCGGACTATGCTGAGTATGACGGCAGTCTGACCTGGGACGTAGAGGGCGAGATTTCTCTCGTCTCCGCGAACCTTATCATAACTGATCGAGCGCTACTGCAAAGGTTTCCCCTTGCACATGCGTTCACCGCCTTCCGGCAATAGCTACCGTTGGGAAAAGGTGACCGGGGGCAGAGTTGCCCCCGATCACCGATTTGGTTTAATGTCCTGCCACAGGTGTGGCGGCGGAAACACTTCGAACAAAGTTCGTCGTTAACTCCGCTGGAAGAACATCTCCATTTCGAATTCGGAATGAGAGATCAGAGAACCTACAGCCCGCGATCACGAGGATGGTTAGTCCAAGTGACCACAAGACCACGGGCCCTCTGGAACGTACTCTCCTATTGGCGGCCTTCACAGGCCTCCGGTTAAGAGGGTAACTGCACCATTGCCAGTGCCATCGAAGCGCACTGTCGTCCCTGCACCAGTTGTGGCGCAGAAAGACAGTAACTCAGCGAGAACATTGGCCATCTCGGTATTCGTGGACTGAGCTCCCACCGGGGAGTCCAGAACGATGTACGCCGAATTGGTGACGGGCGTGACGTTGTCGACGTTCGAAATGACAGTTTTGTCAAACCGAATTACCGACCGACGCCGACGCTTCAATCCATTCCCCACCTCTTGGTGGGAGACAGAAAGACGATGGGGTGCCGACGGTGACTCAGTTATCTGAGCATACACCGTGGACCGATCGTTAGTCGAGATGCGGCTGAATTCAACCTCAGCCCCACTCGCGTTCTTGACTTCATTTGTGTTTAGCGTATTTGCTAGCATACATGTTTGATCTAACGCTTCGAGCCCTTTCGAGCTCTAGGCAGGTGGCGCCGAAACAATAAAGTCCGGCGTTTGATGGATTTCTTCTTACGTGTTAACACGAGAGAAGAACCGAGAGCTATCTCAACAGGAGACAGCCCACTTGCTGTTAACAAGCTCCCAACCAGGGGCACATTAAACCTCTTGTAAGAGGTCTCACGCACCACGGGATGGGTGTACTCAGTGGTTATTCCGCCGTTGATGGCACAACTTTTAACGGTTATGCTTCTCTCACGACGTACTGAACACTGGTACCGTAGTACACGAACCCGAGGGCTCATGTTCTCGAATGTGTAGCTGGAAAGGAGTTTCCCAACTCCTAGAACCCAGTCTAGCACGAACGACCAAGGGATCGCGTTCCAAATAATCGAAGGATCAAGGTTGACCCCTAGACTGTCTAATAACGCGAACCGGTGAGCAAACTCACGCTGGAGAGCGTCGTACTCGTAAGTACAACGTATCTGAGCATGAAACATCGCAGGACTGTAAGATACAATCCTGCGCGAACTAACCATCCTAGTACTGGGGTACAGGTTCCAAGGACCGCTAACGCGATGAAAATCGCTATCAACGGTATCCTCACGTTCCCATACCTCGTAATCCGCCCACCCATTAGGGTTCTGCGAATACGTACTGGATTCTTCGAATGACACATATGCGTCTTCGAGAAGTGGCTTCGTCCAATGACGAGTCACGGTCTTTCCCTCACCAGCTAGTAGGGCGTCTATACGCTTGCCACTAGTGGCGACAGCCTTGCCTATGCTAAGGATGTCAGAGATCAGGGGCGCTAGATTAAACTTCCATTGAAGAAAGTTATCGGCCCCCGTGTGAATGAAGTGATCTCGCAACGAACGGCTACGCTTGAAGCCCTTCAAACTGAAGGTCTCAATTGCAGTCCGCACGTTGTTTATCGTCTGTTTCAGGGTTATGAAGTCTTTGAGCTCCACTATGGAGTTTACGAGACTAAGTTCCCCCTTAACCGTTGGCCACAGCCGCTGCAAAGCGACCGACACCAACTCGTCTTGATTGTCAGCATCTACAGTTCTCTGTTCGATGCCTTCGTCATCTAAGACGCTTAACGCCGGTAGACCATTATCAAATCTACCGTAATCACCATACTCGCCGCTATACCACATGGTACGGGCGGCATCTGTTGTCCAGTATTCCCTTCCTTGATCAAAGTTAGGGTCAGAACTTGGCTCCAGACGGAACACCAGCGGGGGACGTACGTCGTTACTAGGATCGAACTCGAACACCCTTTTGAAGTGCTCAAACTCGTTCCATTTACGTTTATACGTCGGCTTCGGCCCCCTACGCCATTCAAAGCGCGTAAGAAACTGCGGCGCAATGAAGTGAACAGAACCTCTAAACTGAACAGACAGAGTCCTTTCGGGCTCGTCAACCCAGACAGAGGGATGAACGGTCGACCAACATCCTTTTAAAGGGACAGTGGTATAACCGTCTTTCACATCACCGCCAGCTGATCGTTCCAAGTATACAATCATGTACTAGTGGATGCTGAACAGAATGTTCAACTTGAGGCTCGCTACCAACAGGGTAGCG